GATCTTGGAGCAGGTGCTTTTGCTAACAGAAAGTATTTTGATTTAGCAGGACTTTCAATGGATGACAAAACATTGTTCTTTGATGGAGCAACAATACAAGATACTTGGAACCCTACAAAACCTTCAACTTCTCCTGCAGGTGATTTAATTGCAGTCGCTGATGTAATGACAAATAAACCATTAAGCGATACTGATGCACTTGCTGTTGTTAATGGGTTTGGTAACACCCAAGGACCAAATGGAGCTAGACTAACATTCGACCAAACAATTTACATGAGACTTCGTGTCTTTATAGTTGACATCGATACTCAAGCGAGTGGGTATATGGTCCCATTGTCTGACAATCAGTTGGGGTCGTTATCCCCAACAGCGAGTGATAGAGTATACATCACTCGTATTGTACAATTCGGAAACAACGCAGACGGTAACTATGCTCTGTTTCCTGTTCGTTATCTTCTTCGTGCTAATGCAAAAGAAGAACCCGAATTTGAATACCTCATGCGACTTAAGCGAAGTTATGAACTTGAACAAAGATACGATGAGGATTAATATGACTGATCTTGAAGAGTTCTTTGTAGATGTCTTCAATGCTGATCCTATTGTGTTGAAGTTTTTACCTTCACCACTTCGTCCGATTTATTTAGGCTATACAGCCGCAGATTTGATAGGAACTGAATTTGCTATGAGAACTATCGAAGCAGGTGGCGCAGGAGCCATCGATTTGTTTACTCCACAAATACGAAGGTACGAAGAGACCGCACTCGTAGGAATGGGAGGCATGATTATATGAGTACAGAAGAAACTCCAATTGAAGAAAAGAAAACACCAACTACAAAGTTTGCCGAATGGCTAATGGCTAGAGCAGAAAAGAAAGAAGCAAAAGAAACATCCTTAGAATCTCTGATGAAGTTCAACGTCTTTCTTTCAATTGCTACATTGGTCTCGGTTGCTGGAGCAACTATTGCAGACTATGTTCTGATGGCTTGGCTTTGGATCTAAAGTCCAACTTTCAAAGTAGTTTGTGTTTTTTGCCACAATGATATGAGTATATCATTGCGTGATGCTCCCATGTTACAAATAGCAACGCGCACCAGTTCAAAACCTTCTGTCGGTTTGTTTGTGTTGTAACCGCATTTTATTAGAAAACCACTTGTCTTCAAAATACGGAAAGCCTGGTTGTTTAAGTCTACAATATATTTTGGATTCGTGTAAAGATTGGAAGTACCATATTCCTCATTGGATTGTCTGTTACTAAACGGCGGATCTATAAGAACGATGTGTGCGCTCTGACGTTGAATCTTAGCCATAAATTCTATTGCATCCATGCAATGAGTAGTATATTCATGCAAGAATTCTGGATTTATGTCGTTACGTTTTGTACCCCAGGGACATTTTCTTGCAAAGGGATCAACGATGGATATCTTTCCCAACTCATTTGTCCATAACTTCATTGCATAAGCAAATAGATCATCATAAGGTTTTAAATTGTGAGTGTTAGAGCTGGAGTGGCCAACACAATTGAACATTTCAACTTTCACTTCTTCAACTCCTCAAACTTTGCTTTCCAGAATTCTCGCTGTCGAACAGCATCTTCTATTGTTTCACCTTCCATGTGAAGTGCGATCTGTTTGCGTACAAATGCGCTAAAGTTAGGCATTTGTGAAGCATATTCGTAGGCAGTTGGGTCTAGCGTTATCATTTTGTTCCGCATGAAACTCCTACGAACCAATCGTATATGTATGTATGTCAAAAAAAAACATGGGTAAACCCCTAATAGGGGGGGCTTTACCATTGGGGTGGTGGTCGGGGAAATGGGTGGCGTTGAAGATTTGCTCGCTACGCTCGCCAAGATAAGACTGCAAATGCTTAAAGACCGATAATGATAGGGTTATTTGGAGTGGGGAACTAGTCTGTCGATTCGCTAGCAGAGAAAACCCCACTCCACCCCGTGATTATTATGGCTACAAAAAAGACAAGCATGTTTACGCTAACCGAACGAGTAACACTCAGTGTTGCCTCACTAGACACCTTTGCAACTATTGACCTTGGGTCATATGTTGACGTTGGAGATCGTCAAGCACTCCAGATTCATTCAGTTGACTTTATTTTCCAAGGAGATACTCCAAACAACTCTGCAGCTTCAAACATGGGAGGAGCAGGTCTTGCACAAGTTCAATTGACTGATTTGAACCGAGGAGGACTTGTATTTTCTAACGATCGTGCTTTAGTTGCATCTGGCGCACTTAATTACGAACCTGCTGGATATTTAACAAACGCAACCGATCTTTACCCAGATAACTTTGGCAAAGGTTCCGATGATGGTCGATATGTTGTAAATGATCAACTCTACATTACTGCTCGTACCTCTTCTCTCGCTGGAGCAGGACTTAACATCACTGTTCGAGTTAACGCATCAATTGTTTCCCTTGGTGCAAAAGACTTCATGGCTATTGCAATTCAATCAACTGCTGCAGATAACTGAGGTGGACTCAGTGTCTATCGATGAAGTTATCAGATTGCTGCAGGAGATAAAAGACCTGGGCGAGTCTGGTAAAGAAACAGTAAGCAAGGCTAAGTCTACTGTAAAGAAGGCTAAGTCTGTTGCTAAGAAAGTTAAGCGAGCACCATCCGCGTACAACAAGTACATGGCAAAGACTCTCAAGCAACTCAAGAAGAAACATCCACGATCTAATCACCAGGTGTTATTCAAAAGAGCTGCAAAGTCTTGGAAGCGATCAGCAGAAAGAAAGAGGTCGTTAAAGTGAAAACATTAGCAAAGGAAATCGGACTTATTCGAGTAGATAAAGTGGGTCCAGCTTATACCCTCAATACAGCGATATCTGCAGAAGGTTGGGAAGATCTTGGAGCAGGTGCTTTTGCTAACAGAAAGTATTTTGATTTAGCAGGACTTTCAATGGATGACAAAACATTGTTCTTTGATGGAGCAACAATACAAGATACTTGGAACCCTACAAAACCT